GACTTAATGTGCCGATAAGCGTCTTCACGTCTATCACATTCTTCTGCACTTGTGTTAATTATCACACTAATCTGTTCTTTTTTCAAGTTATCTATAACTTCTTTGAAAAAGTCATCATTTAATAAGTTTTTAGCCCATTGAGCCAAAAGGTGCTTATCTGTCATATGAGTGCGATTCCTCGTGTTTCTTCATCTTTAGGCTTTGCTACCCCACCAACAGGAGTAAACAAGTTGAAGTAACTGTTACCTCTAGCAGTACCCAAGTCAGTTATTGGGTTATAGGTAGAAGTGCCACCAGACATGGAGTTTATTGTGGCAATAGCTTCTTGGTCACCAAGTTCAGCAAGCACTCTTAAAGTATTTGCATCCATAGTGTCGTAGGCTATGCCAGCCCTCTTTCTGCTTGCATCTATAGTTTTTGCAAGGTTAGCTGCGCCCAATAGACCATACTCAGATAGAGAGCCTTCTGGTGCGTTTAACAAGCCATTAACAATGTCGCCTAGTGTGTAACCAGTTAAGTTACCTGCGATGCTGTTAACAAGACTTAGGGTTGGGTTTGTAAGCCCAAGCAAAGCGTTAACTGTCAAAGGCGTATTATCTGAGGCTAAACCTAACCCTGCTGCTAACACGTTCCCCGCTGGCCCTGCTGCCAACATCGCTATCTTTGTACCCAAGTTAATTACATCTTGCTCTGTCTTAATGTCGGCAGCAGAACCAATTAGGTTTAGTGCAATAGCTGTTTTAACTAGGTCTGAGTTACCCGCTAAAGCAGCTATCGGTGCTACTGTACCTGCAACATTGGCTACATCTGTACCTGTGACATTAGTTCCAAACAAGCCTCTATCTGTTGTGCTACCAGTAGTTCCACCAGTTGCGTTAGAGAAGTCATTGTTATAAACAAGAGTATTGTCAATGGCTGTGTTACCAGTAATCTTGCCTGTATCTACATTGGAAATCTTAATGTCGCCAGAATCTACACTAGCTGTACCATCAACAGCAACAGGAGTCATTGGTGTAGGCAGAACTCTTGGTTGTGCTTGCAACAACGAGCCATAAGCAATTCTTGGTTGCTCTGGCAACTGCTCACCCAATGTATCTAGCAATGAACGTGTAGGTAAAAACCCTAACTGTGGTGCGTATTGGCTTTGGATACCAGAAATAATGTCCTGATAAGAAGCATCTTTAGGATTACTTCCACCAACAATCCCAAGCAGTTGTTCGTAGTTCATGGCTTTATCACTTAGAAATCATGCTTAACACATTGTTCAATGATGCAGGTGCTGTCTGCTGTGTGCCTGTTGGGTTATAGAAAACACCACCACCCTGACCTGTAATCCACGCCATATCTGCATCAGTCAAATTAAACTTAGATTGCATAGCAGGTGCTGTAAGTTGGTTAGCTTGAGTTAGTCTGTTGAACTCGGGCATATTTCCAGAACGATAAGCATTAAATAAAGCAGCCTCTGGTGCTGAATAATTTACACCACCAACAGTAGTTGGTCTAGCAGCATTAGAGTTAATCATACTAATAATGCTTTCCGTAGTCGGACGATTAGCAACCATCTGACCTGCTAAACGCTTAGATTCTGCAAAGGATGGGAACAACTCACGGAATTGACCTGTTGGAGTTGCAGCTTGATTTTGATTATCAGCTATGGTATTTATTATTCCTGTAATACCTGTTTTTTTAATTGGGGCTTGGTTATAAAACTGACCACCAGCATTATTAGTTATCCAAGCCATGTCAGCATCAGTCAAACCAAACTTGGCTTGCATATCTGGCAATGTGAACTTGTTTAATGCTGTCAGACGATTAAACTCAGCCATGTTGCCATCAAGGTAAGCGTTATATAACGCTGCCTCTGCTGGTGTATATGTTTTGTTACCAACTGTTACAGAACCATCTGCATTGACTACTGAGCCAGCAGCGTATCTATTGGTTACAGATGTAGGAGGATAAAACTTAACACCTGCGGTATTAGCCATGTACGCTATTTCAGCATCAGTCAAACCAAAGTTTGCCTTAGCTTGAGCAGCAGTTAGCCTTCCCTCTTGAACAGCACGATTAACAGCAGCAATGTCGCCAGAACGATAAGCGTTATAAGCAGCAGCTTCTGGTGCTGTATAAGCCACACCTAATTGATTTAAAGGTTGTGTAGTTTGATTTAAAGCAGAGTAAGCATTAGCAATTTGTGCGTCTGTAAGTCCATAAGTAGCTTTGGCATAAGCAGCCAAGTCAGCTTGTGGGGTGTTTGGTCTAGCAGCTAATTCAGCTACAAGAGCAGCGTTAATTTGTTCCTGTGTATAAGCCATGATTAACCTCTAATCTCTACGTTGGATGTAATGCCAGCACCAATCTTCATTGCTTTCAATTGGGCTTCTGCTTCAAACTCTTGTTGCTTCATAGCAAAGTAAGCCTGTTGTTTCTCACGCTCAAGTTGCAACTTAGCCATCTCTTTTTCACGCATCAATTGCATTTCAAGAGCAGCCTTCTGTTGCGCCATCTCCATGTCAATTTGCATCTGCTGTTGTTGCATCTGCAAGTCAGCTTGTGCTTTAGCTTGGTTGGCTTGTATCTCAGCTTGAGTCTTAGCCATCAATGCCTGTATCTCTGGGGGCATCTGCTGTTGCTGTGGAGGAGGATTAGAGAGCATCTGGTCTTGCTCTGGCGTAATAGCTTTGTAGAACTCAGCACTATCTTTAAAGCCAGCAATCTCAACCATGCGTCCCAATGTGCCACGATACTGAGCAGGTGAAACGTAAGGATTGGCAGGGCCGTACTGAGCAATCAACTGCTCTTGTTTAGCAAGAACCATAGACAACATAGCCATCTGCTCTTGTCGGTTACCAGCACCTAAACCTACATTGATAGAAATATCGTATTGGTTAGCCCATGTTCTAGGGTCAAACTCTACAAACTCACCACGCATACGAACCATGCGAGCCTTGTCCTGATACTTACAGAGCAAGTGCAAGATGCCTTGGAACAAAGACTTAACACCTGTCTCAGCAAAGATTCGAGCCATCAGTTCAATTTTACCTGCGCCAGCTTGTTGCATAGAGGCAACCGCAGCAGCAGTCACGTTCTGCAAGATAGCAGGGTCTAAGCCCTGTGAAGCATCAGATACGCCAGTACGCTTAGACTGTACTGTATCCAGATATTGAAGCATCGGGAAAGCCTGATTAGCCACGTTCTGAACAACTAACTGTTGAACAGCACCTTGTGACTTGGCACGAATAACACCACCTGCTGTAGAAGTCAGCAAATCATCTAGGTTTACTTGACCTTCCACAGCAACCACACGAGCATTGTTTGTCAGATATAAGTTATCCAACATCTGACGAGTGATAGTGGTCTTGATTAACTGTAGGTCAACTGTTCTGTCAGCTAGTGAGTTACCAAAAAACTTGTGCGGGATTGGGATAGGACAGATTGAGTGAAAAGGAACATAGTCCACTTCCTCAACCATTTCCTTACCTTTCTCGTCCTCAAGAATCTCATTAGAAGCGTAAAACACTTGAACCAATGAAGCAATGCCTTTGCCGTCTATATCAGTTTTGACATAGCACTCAAAGACTTCAATCTCTTGCATTGAGGGGTCATCTGTCTGCGTTTGGTAAGGTTGCTCACCTGCTGCATAACGAGCCACACGCTCTGGTGTGTACGCTAGTGCATCACCCATCTGCAAGCCTTCAATCTGCTTCTTATTGAAACCCATAGCAACCAAAGTGCTACGAGTCAACATCTGCCTGTGGGCTACGAAAGGTGAGTCAGCAATAGTTCTAGCCTTCTTGCTAATCAAGAACTCCTCTGGAGGAACATTCTCAATCGTTACTTTGCCTGACTTTTTCTTTTGCTGCACCACAACATTGTGTGTAGCACCCATTACAGGCATACCCATAGGGTCTATAACTGGCTGACCCATTGGGTCAATAATTGGAAACTCTGTCGTATCTTGCTCGACAATTTCCATAGTCTCATCACTCATCAGCATTGCTAACTCGTCATCAGACAAGTCAAAGTAACGCTCTTTAGTAATGTCTTCTTTATCTTCCCAATAAGCCTTAACGATGCCGTTCTTCTGCATCAAGGCATCTTTGAACCAATCATGCAGAATGGCTACACCAGCGTTATCACGATTGAATACCCAGTTGCAGTAGTCTGTGGCCTGTTTTGCTGAGGCTTCATCTTTCGGGCCTTGTGGCTCAAAGACTACGATATTGTCTGAGCCTGTAAAGATACGAACTAAGCTAGGTAACGCACCATCAATTGCTTCTGCTACTTCTCCAGTAACGATTTGAGATTTACCCTCAACTTCGTTACCATAGGGCTGTCGTAGATAAGCCTCCAGAGCCTGTTTGCGTTGCTCAACAGTTTCGCTTTCAATAAATCCAATTGCATCGTCAATCTCTGCTTGGATTATCGACATTAACTCGTTCTGTGCCATGCTTGTCCTTTGGAGGGCGTCCCATTCTGGGTTTATCCAATTGTAACTCTTTTACCATATTTTCAAGCATTTCGATACGCTTTTCAAGTTCTTTTACTTTAGGTGCTAGATTTACACCCTGCATAGTTACATACATTAGACAATCCATTTCGGAGTTTGGTTAATCGGCTTAGACCACGTTGAATGTCCTTCATCCAATCCAAGGGCTAAGTAACGGAACGAATCAGAGCCATGACTTGACCAATCGTGTA